CCTGTTGATCTCAGCGGCTGTGGCTGTCACGCCATCTAAAATGTTTAGCTCGGCAGCGCTAGACGTAACGCCTGCGAGTTTAACAAAGTCAGCAGCAACTAAGCCTGAAGCGTTAGTGCCTAAAAGAGTGTCTAGAGCTGTCCAGTTCGCGTTTAGGGTATCGCCCCAAGTTCCGCTATCGCCGCCAACTGCGGGTAAGTTAAACCAACCATTTGTAGTTGCCGTCGCCATTTACTTTGCCTCTTTGCATCCCGCGTCTAGCGCGGCAATTAAACGTGCGCCCGTTATGACGCTATTATCTCCACCGTCCTTGGCCAAAGCGCTTGCGTGATCTTTTCGCAACACTTGTGTAGCGTCGCAGACCGCAGGGCTACTGGCTGCGCTGACGCAACCACTGGCGAGCATCGTCAGCAGTATCAGGTGCGTCTTGCAGCGCCTCGTCAATAGCTGCTCTAGTCTCGCCATATTCCACCAAGTCCTCATGCTCGTCTTTAATCTGCTGGTCGCGACGTCCAAGCAAATAAACGCCAACGAATGCGGCGACTATAGCACCACACGCCGCAATATAAAACTTGATGCGTGCGGGCACTAAGGCGAGCAGGAAACTCACTTGGCGCCAGCTTTCCATTTTTTGATGCGCTCGATGTCAATAACGCCAGTTGCAATCAAAACAATTACAGACAACCCGCCAATAATAGCTAGGTTCTGCCATGGCATTCCGCCCACCGCGCCAACGATTGGGGTTGCAGTAGCAGCCAGCTTAGCAACCTGAGACGCGCCCAATGTTTTAGATTGGACCATTTTTGTTTTAGGCTGCGAAGCGCGCCTAATGGCGACCAGCCGGCTGCGGGCATAGTCAGCAACACAAACGCTATCGCCCTGGTTGCCACCCAACATGTGAATGTTGTTAGCGTCATGCCCAGCATAGAAACCTACATGCCCCTGCCAAGACTTTGTGCCGCGCGAAATTACAATAACATCGCCCTTTTTAGCTTCGTTGAGTGAAGCAACCTTTGTGCCCCACTTTTCATAACTGCGGGCCAAAAGAGAGCCAGTAGGCTGGACGCCCGCACGGCTTAGGACAGATCCAACAAAAGCAGCGCACCACGGCGTCGCGTCGTCCTGCACTTCAGCATGGCCTGACTCTTCATAGTACTTAACAACGGCAGGATTGCTGCCCTTACCCCATTCCACAACGCCAATTTGACTTTCTGCGATATCGTTTATGATCTGGTTTGTCATGCTGCACTGCTCCATACATCGGTTACTTCGGGCACATCAGTCCACGTATCGCTAACGCTAGAAACGTCGACCCAGTTTTGCGTGTCGTCAGGCTGGACGACCCACAGCCAGCGCCCTGTCGACACAGGCACCCCGGTTGTTATGTTGCCCAGCGTAAAGTGGTAATTTATTTGCGAGACTAGGCTGGCGATTGCAGGCGCACTGGTCGTTACGTTGCTTGGAGCAAAATGAGAATTTATTTGTTCAACTAGGCTGGCAACTGTGGGCGCACTAGTTGCTATGTCGCTTGGAGCGAAAGGAGAATTTATTTGCGTAACTACTAGGCTGACGACTGTAGGCGCGCTGGTCGTTACGCTGCCTGGAGCAAAAGCAGAATTTATTTGCGCGACTAGGTTGGCAACTGTAGGCGCACTAGTTGCCACATCGTTCGGGGCAAACGAGTGATTTGTTTGTAAGTCTAAGCCTGGGACTACAGGCGCGCCAGCGGCGACGCCAACAAGCGTAATGTAAGAGCCTGCATCATCCGCAATAGGTGCAGTGGCTAGTGGGGTAAACCCAAGCATTTATGTTCCCCCTAAGCCTCTTTAATCAGGTTAGTTTAGTGGTAACGTATGCGTTACCAATTGCCTTATTTAGCCGCGTGAACAGGTTCGGTCCTCAAAAACCTCTGCCACATCGGCTTGAGCATTGCATATGACTCATCGAGCGTCTTTGCGTTTTCCTCCACTCGATAAGAAACCAGCACCATTTGAGCGTTCATGTTGTACACTTGCAGACTGCCCCATGACAGAATGCCCAGTGCAATCACGCCGAATATATGCTCGACTTGCAGGTTCATGGCGTTACTCCGCATCCCACGGGTTGCCGCTGGCGGTCACCGGGTTTTTCTGCGCTTCAATGTCCGTAGCCAGCGCAGCTTCGGTGTCTGATTGGCTGATTTGGTCCCAGACCCATCCCTGCGCCATTGCCTCGGTGACATCAGCGTAGGCCACGAAGTCTGACGCTGACGGGTCTGGCGTTAAGAAGATGCTACCGTCTTTGATCGCCTTGTAGGTAGTTTCGCCTGCAGTTTCAGAGGCAGTGCAACGCCAAATGATCGCGTTAATGCCGCCTGTTGCGATGTCGTGTTCGCAGGTGAAAATCTGCCAGCTGTATGCGATTGCCATGTTATTCGCCCTTTTCTGCTTGCTACTCCAGAGCGGCAACGCGCTGCTCTAGTTCTTCGATACGACCAAGTGCTTCCTGCAGTGCGCCCACAGCTTTTAAGTACAGCAACGAGTAGTTGACCGACCGGTATCCGTCCTCGTCGATATCAACCAAGCCCGGCGAAATCTGCTCTAAGTCCTGCGCAATTACACCTAGATGACGCGGGCCTTTTAGCCCTGCTTGTTCTGAGACGTTCAATGCCTTATCAGCGGCGACTTCTGCCGTGATCAGGTTGTAGTTCTTAAGCGAGAGCGCTTTCACGTCATCCCACTGAGACGCCGCGTCTGATATGTCTTCTTTCAGCCTAGCGTCCGACAGGGCACCATAGCTGTTGTTGGTGTTTCTAACGTCGCCGTCCGCGTCAATGCGGAAGTTCGCGGTTTCCGTGCCGCCTACGTCAGACGTGCCTCTAAATAAAAAATGTGTGCTGGTTGTGGTAGCACGATATACGTCTACCGTAGTGGCTGGCGACACAATAGTACCAACCTCCAATACTGTGTCTCTCACAGTGATGCCAGTAGTACCCGCAACATTTAGCAACAGCTTAGGGTCGCTGCCCTCAGCGTTTATGTCAGCGCTGATCACTAGATTTCCGACGCCAGAATTAGCGTCAATCTCATGATCTACCCCTGTGGTTGTGTCCGTCATTCTGATGTAGGGGTCCGCTGCGGCCATAGTTACAGCGCCCGTGACATCAACGCCGCTGCTTGAGGTGTTCAGCTTCTCTGCGCCGTAGTAGAAAAGCTGGGCTTCACCAGAAGAACCGTCGGCCTTGAAGTAAGTTGCTGTTCCGCCTGAGCCGTCATCACATTGGATGTTGACGTCTCGGTCGTCTGCGAGGTTACGGATAAGCAGGTCATTAGTACTGTTACGGATGTCGCCGTTGCTACCGTTATGCTCTAGGATCAAATCGTTGCTATCACCAAAACGCAGTTCACCGTTGTCGGGGAGATCAACGTGGGCACCAACATCCAGACTACCATAGACGTCCATGTTACCGCTGCCGCTGTACAATGCCCAAAGTTCCGTACCTACGCCGCCTATAGCGCCATCCACTGTAATTCGTGATGACCCGCCGGAATCATATTTATACCGGTGCTGGAGGCCATAAGTGCCAGCGTTAGTAGGCGCCCCGGTGTAACTTGTAGTGGCCGCAATCATGTACGGTGCATTTTGGTTAGCAGCGTAGGTGACAACTTTCGCTATGATCTTGTCACTGGTTGCCAAATTGCCCGTAATATCAACGCCGGAGCTTTTGGTGTTGAGTTTTTCTGAGCCGTAATAGTACAGCTTAGCTTCGCCACTAGAGCCGTCAGCAGCGAAGTAATTTGCAATACCGCCAGAGCCGTCGTCGGACTGGATATAGACGTCTTTATCGTTTGCAGTATTAGTTAAGTAGAGGTTATTGGTATTGTTGGCAATTATCCCGTTGGTGGCGTTATGTTTAATGGTCAGATCATCGCTATCACCTAAACGCAGCTCTACGTTGTCAGGCAGCGATAAGTTATGCCCAGCTAATACCTCTACATTTCCGTCAAGCTGGATTTGATCTCCGTTCGAGCCACCACTCATAATGCGTGATTGGATCACGCCAGCCGCGTTACAAAACTCAATGCGGTTGTTTTGAGTGTCTCCTGTAGGCTGGAGGCGGACCTGTGGGGTAGACGCCTTAATGTGAAGTTCAGCGCCGGGGCTAGTTTGACCAATGCCAACATAATTATCATCTGAGATTGTGACTACATCTGTCCCAGCAATGGCAAAGCGCATCTCAGCGTTGCCGCCTGTCCCCTCGGCATTAAACTGGAAACCGATGTTGTTTACGCCGCCAACCGCAAACTCGTTAATCTGAAGCGCTCGGTCATAAACAGTACGGTTGCCTCCGAACTTAGCCAAAAGTCCATTTGACGCGCCTACCACGTTTAGCCCGTCAGCGGCTCCTCCTGTTAAGGCTTCAGCAGTCCCAAGTGTGGCGTTGCCGCTAGTTGCCAGATCACCAGTTACATCTACACCAGCGCTTTTGGTGTTGAGTTTTTCTGAGCCGTAATAATACATCTTGGCTTCACCAGCAGAGCCATCCGCAGCGAAGTAATTTGTAGTGCCGCCTGACCCGTCATCAGACTGGATCGAAACGTCACGGTCGTCCGCGAAGTTGCGTATGGACATGTGACCAGTAGCACTACGGATGTCGGTAAGCGCTCCGGTATGCTCAATGATCAGATCGTTGCTATCACCAAAACGCAACTCATCGTTATCACCTAGGGAAACATGCGAAGTAGAAGTTAGCCCAGCAAAAGTAGGGCTATCGGTTGTAGCAACGCCCTGGTTAAGAGCCTTAACAGAGGCTTCGCTGGTCAGCTCACTGTCCATAACAGCGCCAGCAGCAGTGACGTTTGCTGTATCTGTTACATCAGCGCCTGCTTCTATGCCGTCCAGCTTGTTAAAAGCAGACGCATGGGCACCCAAGAAAACTACCGCAGACCCACTCAAGTTCAAAAGCGAGCCAGTGCTGCTTTCGACAAGAGTACGAGAAAGAGTAGTCCCAGACGCTGTGTAAGTGCCCGTGCCTATTTCAAACGCATTGTTGTCCTCAATGACGTACTCAACGGCTTGACCGTTTGTAACTCCGCCGTCTGCAAACGTCTGATGCCCATTAGTTGCGGTGCCAAGCGTAATGGTGCCGGTGCCGGTAGTAGACGTTAAGACTTTAACTCTGTTTGCATAGACGGTCATGCTGCACCTTAGGCTGGATCAGGAATGCCGATGTCAAACGAATCGGTACTAAAGGTGTTGCCAGAGTTAACGCCTTGAGAAGCGTTCATAGAGCCGGTCACAAGCAGTCGGCTTTCGCTGACATCAACAAGCGCATAGTGCGTTGCTGTTCCTGTGCCCGTAACAGTAGCATCAGAAATAGCAGACACAGTAACTTTACGCCCGCCGCCAGTTCGATCACTTGGCGACGCGACAGTAAATGACGTGTTATTGCCAAGCGTGTAGGTAGACGTCGCCTCTGCATACGTAGTTGGTTCCTGCGAGCAGATGTCCAAACGATCTGCCTCATTGGTCAGGACAGAAAGCCCGTTGTCAAAAACTCTATTGTTCAGTGTAGCCATTTTTAACCCATCGCCTTTGCGCGCATCCTAATTGACGAAGACCCAATCCGCGCGCGCTGATCAGATACGTTTAAACTTTGAATAGCGCGGCTGTAAAGGCCGCTCCATGTTGGAATGCGCTCGTCATCGTCCAGATACGGAGCAGCCTGCATCAACGATCCGTACAGGTAAATGTCGGGGTGGTTTTCCAACATCCAGTTAGATGTGTCGCTATCAGACAGACTTTGGATTTTTTCGTAGTAAGTAAGCTCACCCGTGTACGAACTGTCTGGTGATGGCACGACCTGGAACTCTTCCCCAATCATCGTAAAGAACTGAGGGCGGCCATTGCTGCTGTCCAGCCTCTGCTCTTCAGCGGCTTGATCAGGAGTAACAAACTCCAACGTAACAATGGGAGTTGTGTTTAGCTGGAACCGCACATTTTCGATCCAGTTGGTTGGGACTGCGGTATATCCAGCGTCAATCGCTGCGGTAGCTCGCTTAATCATCCGGCGATCCCGAACCTCACGGTTCATTTGAGCCTCAGCCAGAGTAATGAAATCAGGGATAACGCTGGTCAAATCCGTGCGGACAACCCAATCAGCAATAGAGGTTTTTAACTCAGAGTATGTGGATATGCTCACAGTGTTGCCTCGCGAGTACGAAATACCTGGTTATTGCTGTCGTTCAGCCATTTGCGCAGAGCTTTCTTGTCATCAAGAATGCCCTTTCGCTTTAGGTCATAATACACTGCTAACGGTAAAGATGCGACCTTGCTGACATCGCCATGAGGCGTGCGCGCATCAATCTCGTTCCGAGCGCGCTTATTGGCGTTGGCAATAGACGTAATATCTTGGCGCGTTTCTACGGTTACAGAACCTGTCAGGGGGTCAACGTGCCAAAGTTTGGTGATCCCGGTAAGTTTATCGTGATCAAGTATCTTGCGCATCGTTCCCTCCATTTGTTGCGAGCGACCCTTAGGTCGCCCGCTTTATTATTGCCTCAGTTACGAGGTGGTCAGGTCAGCAACGATGCCATGAGCGGCTTCATTTTTAACCATCAAGCCAGACTCGCAGATCGCCATACGCTTCTCTGCGTCACCAGTTTTGGCCAGATCAACCATCTGGATTGGACGCAGAACGCCAACAGCCACATACTCAGGATCGATGACGTAGGCGTCGCGAGAGCGCGAGAAGCGGTTCGCAACAATCGACATTTCGCCAAAGTCAGACAGGTAAATGTCAGCCGCACCAATGATCGTAGTAGGGCCATCGCCTGGAGCCATGTAACGCTGAGCTGCGATACCGGCAAACCCCGATACTGCCTGCTTGTTAAACGATCCGACCATAACCATGGTGGGGTCGCCGCCAGCATTCCAGACTTTCTGGACAACGTCTTTCAACATTGCTTCAGTGAACGCACGCTGTGTGCCGTCCGTACGAGCGTCAGTGCCGTCGCCGGTTGGGTCAGCAGGCGAACCTGCGGTGGCTTTGTTGGTGTTGGTTGCAATCCAAGCCGACAGAGAAGCAGTTTCTGGAGCCGTCGTCGAGTTGCCAGTCACTTTGGCGTTGTTAACGCCGCAGAGCATGGTTTCAACGTCACGCTTCAGCTCTTTGCCTTTCTTGGCAGCCTGATAAGCAACTTCCGAGTCACGGCCAGCTTTGTCAACAAAGTCCAAGTTGTCTTCGATGACCATTGTCCGGCGCAGAATCTGCGTGACGTTGCTCAGTCGAGTCGTTGCCGTAGTGGCATCGAAACTTGCAACATCATCACCAGAAATGCGGGCAGTCGCGCTTGCTGCGGCAAGCGAGTCTGTCTGCCACTCAAAGGTGGTGTTAGTTACATCAACGGTGCCAATGTTCGACTGAAAAGGCGTTTCTTCAGGCGAAATGTTTGCGATTACGTCCGCGAGATCTTCGCGGATGCCCTTTGCAGTGTAGTGCAAGAACGTATTTGCTACGATGGCCATTGTTATCTCCTACGTTAGACCACTCTTAAGAATGAGGTCCGCTGCGTCGCGCAGGTTCCCCGATTGGCGTAGACGCTTGCGCGCCTTGTCAACGTCGGTTTTCTTAGATTTCGTGCCTCTAGACCCAGCTTTCATAGGCCTCGGTTGTTCGCCAACCTGGGCCTTTTTGTTTACTGCGGTGCGGCCTTTGCGGAAAAGCATTGCGTCGCGAGCCATAGCTACGATTGCTGCGCTTTGGATGTTATCGACTTCGTTTTCTGGGAAGCCATTTTCAAGCAAAAATCCCCGGATTTCACCGGCTTCTTTTTTTGCTACATCCGAATTGCGCCAAGACGGGATCAAGTGAGGCAGTTTTTCTGTCTCTTCTGCCTGTCTGGCCAGCATTTGATGCTGATATTGCTTTGCCTGC